AAATTAAAATATATCAGGAAGATCTGGTATTTGGACCGGGACTGGTCATTTTGATGGAGCACATTCTGGTGACGGAGTCCATGAAGGATGCCTGTGGGGAAATGGGAATGTCCTACAGCAAAGGCTGGAAGATCATCAACCGGGCAGAAAAAGAACTGGGCTATGAGTTGTTGGAGCGCAGGCACGGCGGAAAAAGTGGTGGAAAATGTACGGTGACAGAAAAAGGAAAGTCCCTGATGAAGCGCTATCGCCAGATGGAAAAAGAAACAAGGGACTGCCTGCAGAAGAGCTTTGAAAAGTATTTTCCGGAATATCAAAGGATTCGGTAGATTTTCCTTTCATTCAGAAGTATAATAAAAAACAGGCCACAGAACAAAACAGTGAGCCGGAAATGGAGGAAAAAAGATGCCGAACTGGACAAGAGGACAGCTGAAAAACAATGCAAAGATGAATTTTTATAAAAATTACTGGATGTGCGTAGGCATGGCATTGATTTTGACACTTGTGCTGATGATGGAACCGGATGGACCGAAAAAAGAGATCATGTTGAAGATCAGAGATTACACCGATATTCTTCCTGCTTATGGATATCAGGGCTGGTTGTCAAGTCTGTTTGATGGGTTGGGATACTGGTTTGGAGTATTATGGTCCGTTTTTTCATTGTTTATTGCATTGGTACTGCTTCTGATCAAGATTGTTGTGGGAAACGTGGTCTATGTAGGCGGCATTCGTTTCTTTATTCAGAACAGGAGAGAGAATCCGTCTGCGGGAACTATCTTTTTCGGATTTCAGAATGGAAATTACGGAAACATCGCATTGACCATCTTTTTGAAAGATCTGTATACTGCACTTTGGACACTTTTGCTTGTCGTGCCGGGGATTATCAAGCACTATGAATATCGGATGATTCCATATATTCTGGCAGAGAATCCGACAATGCCAAGAGAAGAGGCATTTCAGATCAGCCGCCGCATGATGATGGGGCAGAAAATGGATGTATTCGTATTAGATCTTTCATTTATCGGCTGGTTTATTTTAGAAAAGATTTCATTTGGACTGGCAGGATTATTTTTTGTAAGACCTTATTATGAGACTGTATTTGCAGAGCTGTATGAGGCAAATAAACAGAAGGCATACCGGGAAGGATATATCCGGTAATATGAAAAGGGGCTGCATCAGGACTTTCATCCTGTGCAGCCTTGAGAAAAGGGAAAATTTATCTAAAATTAGGTAATGTCAAAAATAAATATCTGGGCGAAGTCCAATGACCACAGATGCGCTGCATGTGCAGCCATCGTCTTCTGTTTTTGTTGATAGATATAGAATACCAGTGAATTGTGAATGAGATGTGACAAGAAGTGAAAAAATATCTTAATTAAATGTAATGAAAGTATAAAAAGGAGCTTATAGATTTTTTAGAATTAGGAAGTCTGATTGACGAGATGCATCGTGTTTTTGGAAACAGAGTTCCAGAAATCCCTGCGTGCATCGTACTGCTCCAAAAGCCAGGAAATCGCAGCATCCATTCCATCCTCGGTCATGGGAAATGTATTCTGTGTTTTTTGTTCGTCTGGTGTCTTTTCAAATGACCATGGCTCCGGATATACAAATACGAGAAAGTTTTCTTTTGTATCGTCAGCACAAAAATAATAGCGCATTCCAAAATGAGAACCTGAAAAGGGTTCTTTTTTTAATCCTTTGACAGGGATGAGTTTCTTATCGATCATGGTGTTCCCTCCTGAAAAGTTATTAACTATAGAGTAACACTGCATCAGAGAAGATGCAAGAATAAAAGGACAAAAGGAAAGAGCCACATTTCTGTGACTCAAAGGGGGAAAAAGTTTATGAAAAAGTGTTCTGTTCTTTTGAACAATTATAGTATAAAAAGAAATTGTGTAAAAAATGTGATATAAATTTGAATCTAATGTTAATAAAACCAAAAGAAATTGTGAAGCACTAATTTTGTCCGGCATTTTCTGCAAAATCAGTTGTGACCAGTTTTTCATAAGGAGCGCGGACCTTCAGCTCGCCGGCGCTTTCCAGGATATCCTGGAGCAGTTCAAAGCTGTCACGTTCAAAGATCAGATTTTCTTTCCAGGAATCCTGCTCATAATAGCGGGATACGATGGTTGTGATCGTGGAAAGGTCTGTTTCCGGGAATTGCGGTTCAATGATTTTGGCAATCTCTTCCGGAGAATGTGTCTGTACGTAGTCCATTCCCTTTTGCAGGGCATTTACAAATCCCTGAATAGTATCTGAATGTTCACTGATATAGCTTTTGCGGGCACTGAAAGCGGTATAAGGAATGTATCCGCTGTCGGTTCCGAGAGAAGCGACCACATATCCTTTCTGGCCTGTTTCCAGGGATGTGGCTCCGGGTTCAAATTCTACGGTATAGTCGGCCTGACCTTCTGAGAATGCGGCGGCAGTGGAACCAAAATCAATGTTTTGTACAATGTTCAGATCGGTTTTCGGATCCATACCGTGTTGCTTTAAGATATATTCAAAAACCATTTCCGGCATTCCGCCCTTTCGTCCGCCAAGTACAGTGCTTCCTTTTAAATCTGTCCACTCAAAATCGGGCCTCTCTTCTCTGGCAACAAGAAAATTGCCTGCGCGCTGGGTGAGCTGGGCAAAGTTTACAACAAAGTCAGAAGCGCCTTCGTTATACGTGTAAATGGAAGCTTCCGACCCCATAAATCCGATATCTGCTTCACCAGAAAGTACAGCAGTCATCGTTTTGTCGGCTCCAAATGGGGCTAAACACTTAGTACAAAACAGATTATAAAAAATCTACAGCTTTAATCGTATTGTCATCATTTAGGTAAATCTCCTGTATCGTGGATCTCCAAAAAGAACGCTTGTTTTCTGGAGACAGCGAATCATACATCTGGCGAAAGTCAGTTTTTAATAATTCTTCTACATAATGCAGGTTTCTCGTCTCTTCTTCCTCGCAAAAAGCAGCAGAAGCGGAATATTCTCTCTCCAATCTTTGGTACTCCTTATCGTAGTAATCGTAAGAGATCCGCCCCTTTTGAAATAACAAATTTAATCGTTCCATTTCTTTTCTAAGCTTTTTCGGATCTTTCGCTTTCTTTTGCTTTTTTAACTCTTCGCTGATCTGGTTGGTGCGAACCTTATACTTTTCGTACTCTCTTTCAAGATTTTCGAGCAGATATTTTTCGATAAGGTTCTGGCTTACCCTATGCCTATACGTGCAAATATGGTCTTTAAGCGCTCTATTGCAACGGTAGTAGCAGTATGTTCTTTTTTCTCCGGTTTTACGGTTGATAATTGATGAGCATCCGGTGCCAACTAATTTCTGTCCACATACAGGACAGCGCATCAAACCTGTAAATAGGTATACTCTGCCAGATGGTGTGCTTTTTATATTTCTTTTCGAGATAGTTTGCATCTCATTCCATTCTTTTTCTGACAGGTAGGCGGGGCAATAAGGATACCCTCTGTACGTCCCCTTGTAAAATTCGCTCGATAACATTGTTCTCAACATTCCATAGCTAAAATCAATACCATAGACCTCTTGCATGTACCGGACAGCGCCCTTCTTGGAGTTATGATTTCTAAAATATTCAAAAAAATCTTCCACCATGTGTTCTGTTTCCGAATCTTTAACCATGCATTTCTTCCCGTCCACGACACCTGTTTTATATCCAAAAGGCATATTTGCATCTCCGAATATTAACTTCCTCTGTCTTATAGATGCTTCATTCACAAATTTAATTCGCTCGGATGTGGTGTCTACTTCATTTTGCCCGATCGACAGCACTACATTTAACTGCAATCGTCCGTCTCTGGTCTCCATGTTTATTCCTGGCTCGGAAACCGAGATCCAACGCACTCCATGCTCATCAAGTACATCCTGGACCTTATAGAAATCTGACAGATTTCGAAACCATCTGTCGAGTCTCCAGAAAATTATCACATCAATTTTATCCCTTTTTACGTCCTCTACAAGAGCGTGTATGGCTTTTCTTTTCTTCAATTCTTTTCTGGCAGTCTTTCCCTCGTCCGCATAGACACCTACTATAGACATATTGTTGTCTGTTGCGTATTGCTCCAGGCATTCTTTCTGTGCTTGCAGAGACTTGCCATGTACGCTCTGCTCAAATGTGGAGACGCGGATGTATATGGCACACCGCAGTATTTTTTCTGGCATTTGCATCACTCTCCTTTTGTAAAATATATTTAAAATTGGTACAAAAATAACAGCCAGCGCAAAACATATGTTCCGCTTGCGTGACTGCCCCGAAGATGATACAATATTCGTGGATTTCAATCGCATATCTTCGGATATGTATACCGTCTCTGTTGGCGCAGGGGCGGTTTTTATTTTATTGTGGTGGATGGCAAATGCCGCACGGTTCATAAACTCCGCGTACCTCAGACAGATGTTTTTCTATCTTAGATTTCAAAGTTCTGCATCCAGCACTATGATACTTTGCCCCAGTGTTTGTTATATACACGATAGGATCATCTTGGCTTTGCTGTGCAGCCTGCTCTTGTGCTGCTTGCGCTGCAGCTTGCTCTTGTGCAATCCTTTCTTGTTCAGCAGCCGCTGCCGCAGCCTGTTCTTGCTCAATACGCACCTGTTCAGCTGCTTGAGCTTCCTGTTCCAACCTAATCCGTTCTTCTTCCTCGGCTTTTATTCTCGCTTCTTCTTCCGGATCTATAACGGTAATAGTTTTCGCACTGCTTTTAACTTCTCCATTCGCCGTAAAAAATAGTGATGCATTCCCAGAACCCGTAAATGTAATGACGGCTTTTCCGTCCTTATATTCGAGATCTGCGATATTATTTTCGGATAATTCCAAACTTTCGATTTTTGCGTCCGACGGGCTTGGAGTAATTTTTACCTCCGTTACATCTCCGATATTAAATTCTTCTTTCCCCCACTCTGCAGATATAGAGTTCAATTCAGATGGAGATCCAAGCCATATAAAGATAATTAGAGATGTTGCAAACACAATCGAGCATATCACAGTATTCCTGATCCTGTATGGCCGGAATTTTTTGGATACAACACAGTATATCAATACCGGTATGGCTGGTATCCATAAAAAAGAATACACTACAAGTGCAATAGAGAGCATTATCAGCAAGGCAATAACACTAAGACATCCACCACCACTTTTATTCGATGCTTTACTCATTGTTTTCCCCTTGTTTTCTTTAGTTTTTCCGTTTTTGGTTTCTGTGTAATACAGTCCGCTCCCTGGAATTCCAAAGCTTTTTGTCCGTTTTCCGTCAGAATTAACAGTGTAGTGTATTCCTTTTCCGCCAAACGTGAAGCTATGGCTATTCTTGTTAAGATTAAACTTTATACCGGGAGCAATTTTAAAACTTTTTCTAAAACGAAATCCCATTCCTTTCTTAATTCACCTTCTTCTTCTCTCCTGTACTTTTCCCACAATTTATATATAAACGCCGAAGCGGTTATATCATTACCATTATTTACCTGTAGTTTCCAGTTTTGGAATATACTACAATAATTACATTATGAAGATACTACTCGATAAGATCATGCACGATAAAAACCTATCTACTCGGCAAGTATCCATTGCAACTGGAATATCAAAATCAACGATTAACCGCATTGCAAATGGTAAAATATCGCCGACAGCTGACACGCTGGAATTGCTTGCCAAGGACTTAAAAGTCCGAATTTCCGACCTTATCGACTCTCCATATCAATAAGTGTCCCACATCTGGGACGATTGTCCATTTTCGCGTAAGTTTCCCGAATTTTAACTGTTTATTTAATAGAGGGCAAAAACATTGCCACAAAATAACAGAACAAATGTTCGAACAAAATATTGATTTTTGTTCCCTGAGATAGTATTATATGTTCAGGGATTTCGAACAAGTGTTTTTGCAGTTAGGGGGATCGCGAAATGGATTACAAAAACAAGATTATCGAACTTATCAACGGTATAAGTAATACTGCAAAATTAGAGTATCTTTATTACGTGATAAGATCGTTTCTTAAAGGGTAGGCTATTGCTTACCCTTTTTAGAAAGCGATTCGATAAGATGCTTTATGGCTTCCTTGTCGGATTCATCTAAAGAATAGTAACAAGATATCATATTGATAATCTCTTGATCTTTCATTATTCGTCCAACTAATGTTCCACTTTCTTCTCTGGAATAATTTCCAAAAAAGTCGTTTGGTATCATTTCCAGCACTTCACATAATCTTTCTATAGTATCAGCGTCTGGTTTATTCTTATTATTTTCCCAATCGCTTATTGAATTATGTTTTGCACCTATTAAATTCGCAAGTTCTTTTTGAGTCATGTTTTTCTTTTTTCTGTATTCCTTTATTTTCTCTCCTAAACTCATTATGCTTCCTCCTTGCATTTTCTATATTAACACATAGAAATTATATTTTCAACAAAAAAAGTTCGAAAAAATCGAAATTTTAGTGTTGACATTCGAATATTTCGAAGTTATAATGAAATTAGTTCGAACGAA